CTCTGATAATGTTTCTATAACATCTATAAAAAATGCATAACTTGCTTGTATTGGGTCTAATATTAATAATTCACTAGAATGCTGTGTAAACAATGGTAAATAATGTTTTATACCATTAATAGTTTCTTTTGTATCATATGCACATAAACTATATTCCAGAATTTCAGGCATTTCTCCTTGATATAGCATTTCTGTTGTATATCCTAAATTTAATACAGCTTGAATAGTATCAGTTGTTATTCCTTCAAGCTGTTCTACAATAGTATCTTTATTTAATTTAGCATCTTCACCATCTTTAATTATATGAGCAAATGCATCACTTAATAATTTTAATCCTAATATAATTTTTTCATTAATATCTAAATATTCTGGACAATCGTCTATATCTGATGTAATATGTGTAACATTATCATCGTCCGTAAAAATATTAAATGTAACATCTTTCTCTTCCATACTTTACCTCCTAAATACTATGTAGTATAACATAGTATTTAAGATTTGTAAATAGTACTTATTCAATTACTTCACCATTTATTTCATCAACTTTATCTAGCATCTCTTGTGTTACTCCTATTACATCCCAATCCTGCATTGCCACAATATCCGCAGATATAATATTTTTCTGTGTATCGACGGTCTGTTGCGTACTAGCAGGGTCTGCATATTCTTCAACTGCATTAATTAAATGTAAACAGAATGTATTAATATCTGGAGCTACGGCACCAAATCTTCTTAATATTTGATGTATAGCATTTCTTAAATCTGTTTTATCAACTCCCACATAAGGTTGGTTACCACTATCAATTGATATAATACTTATAACCCAATTTACCTCTAAGATTAAATCTTCAGTTTTATCTATACCATCAAATGCTATTCTGAATAAACAGTTATTACCATTAGCATTACTGAACAATCCGGCTTCTCTTATAGTTATACCATTAAATAAAGTAGATGGTACATATGTATTAATAACAAGTTGAACAAAACTTTGTCTACTATTATTAATAACTAAATTATTTTCAGGTAAAGCAATTCTAGGACTTATTTCATCTAATAATCTTGTATCATTTATATCAACTACAGTGGTCACATTTGTCTCTTCTCCATATGAAGCTGTATTTGTACCTAAAGCTAAATATCTTGGTATCCAGTTTTTATATGTTGCAAATGGATTACTTTCATTAAATGCTCCTTGAAGAAATTTTGATATACCAACTAATTGGTATCTTAATGCCCTATTATGTCCACGTCTTTGTATTTTAACTTCACCTGTGTTTTTATCAATACCCTTGATTTCAACATTAACACCTATATTAAATGCGGCATCTTGTGTTTTTAATGTTCCCATTTTAAACCTCCATTATCTATGTTCTATTTCATTAAATATAATTCTATCAGCATTAAATATTTGTTTTAATTTATCCTCATTTAGTACAGTTACTAATTTATGTTCGTCATCATAGAACGAATAATTAAATATGTCATTTTTGTTTATTGTATCAATCTCACACTGACAATTATTACACATAAAATCTACCTCCTAAATATACCTCATTATATTTATCTTTTGTATCTTATTTTCTGTCTTGATTTGTAACTTCAGAGAATCCTACGTTATCACCCTCACCTACACTGTATCTTGTAATATTATATGCATAAACTTTAGGGTCAACATAATCACTAATTTGTATACCATCTATCGTTTGTATAATTTCAGCAGCTATTAATTGTACTCCACATCCAGCGGGTCTAACAACTTCAATTAAATCTCTAATTTTAGATAAATTAGATGGAAAATAAATATAAATATATAATTTATGTTCTCCTTTAACATATTTAAATCTAAACATTGCTAATGCTTCAACTTTATCTATATCTCCCATAGCATTAACTGATATAGCCGTAGCTAATGCCATACCTACTTCAGAACCTCTTAATCTTATCATTTCTGGATAATGTTTTATAATAAGTCTATTAGCATCATAGCTTTCAGCATAATCATACTTATATCCAACATAACTAGCCAGATATGGCAATAATTCATTTGGGCACGCATCAAAATCTATCAATGATGTCCAATAATCTACATTAGTTTTAAAATCATTTATCAATAAATCTAATATCTTGCACAATGCTTGTACATCTCTTGATTGTCGTAATACCCAAGGTATATATTTTTTACTTTCAAGTATACTTTTTGACATTCTTTACCTCCAATTATCTATATCCTATTGTTTTATATATGTACCATCCAATGAAATTTTTAAAATATTTTTTTGCAAACTTTTCAGCTTCCTCCTCTGTATCAAATTCCATTGCACCATTAGGGTCAAATCTCCATTCATATATTTTAGCATCTTTCCAAGATGTAACACCTGTATTGGTTTGTGTTAAATATAATCGTCTACCTGTATATGTATCCATACAAACTTTGTATACACTTACTTCATAAAAATCATCTACAAAATCCGTAGATACATATTCTTCTTGTAAATTTTGTATTTCTAAATTTTCAGTATTAAATACAACATATGTAGTTCCATCATTATGTTTCCAACTTAGTGCATCATAGCCCTTGCTACTTAAAAATTTACCAAATTCGCTACTATTAAACATTGTTGTCTCATCTACTTGTTTACCAAAAAATTCTTCTACATAAGACCAATATTTATCATCATCTATTTCTAAATCTAAAATGTTGTCCAAATTTAATGTCACAGTCAATAGATACTTTCCGTGCTCACTAGCATATTCTTTATCTGTTGAAAACCAATATCCAATACCATTTTTTATATTTTTAAATTTATTGAATATATTATCTGTTCCGTGATACACTTTAATAATCTGCTCTGTTAATTTATTTTGAATTGCTAAGATTGTAGCTTCCTGTAAATTCATATCAACCCTCCTAATATTATTTTACTTAAATAAAAAATAGACGGTTTTCCCGTCTATTCACACCCAATGCTTAGCAGGGAGAACTATAAGTTCTCAGCAATGGTCTGCACACTAGCTTCAAGTTGTTCATAAGTTGTTTCATCAACAGGCTTGCTGAACATTAATTCTATAAATTGGTCTAATGTTTGTTTAAATATTATACCTTGTAAATGTGAGCCCTTACTGTTATAAGAATTCGTATACATTTGTTTGTAATCATCCTGTGATATAAATTGTTGTATTTGTTTATAATAATCATAATAAAATTTTCTACTTAATTCTTCTATTGCTGATAATGTTTCCAATGGTACTTCTTTTGCTAATGCAACATTATAATATATAAAACAACTAAATGCTGTTTCTAATGCTGATGGAGCTATATCTTTTAATGGTACTCCTTCCCTTTGTGCTACATTATATGCATTGTGTAAATTATATATATAACCGAGGTGTACAAATTCCAAATTCATATTCATCCTTGCCTCTACGAGTTATACTAGCTTCATTATAATGCCATTCGTATGTAACAGCAGAAAGTATTTTACCACCTTCAGCACCCATATCATTTTGAGATATTAAATTGCACATTGTATTAAATCCAACATCTTCATTACTTCTTGTAGATGTGAATCTAATATTATGTTCTTTTAAAAAACTTCTTCTATAAATATGTCCAAATACCCAAACTAAATTGGCATTCATCGGTGCTTGCTCACAATTTTTACCTATTTGTATAAATGGACTAATTACAAATTTTGTCGATGTATCTTTTATAGGCTTTGATAACAAACTTAGTGAACAAGCTTCATAAAATGTATCATCTGCATCTATAAATGTAATAAAATCTTCTTTAGTATTATCTATACCATATTGTCTTGCATAACCGTGGTCCTCTATTAGTTTCATAGCCGATTTCTTGTACATCTATTACATTTTTAAATGTATCTACTATGTCTTTATAATCCTTTCCACCATCATTAACTATGGTAACTTTTAATTCATCTCTGTTTAATTGCATAGCAATACTAGCTAATGTTCTAATTATTGTGTCTTGACTATTGTATGCTGGAATAATAACATCTATCATATATATCTACCTCCAATAATATTTTACATTATTAATTTTTAAATTTAGTTAATATTTTTAAAAATAATAAATATATTTTTTGCCACAATGTTGTATATGTATATACAGCATTAGTTTCTGTCGATATAGCCCAAGCTGTATCAATAGGATAATCATATGGTAATATTGCTCTACCATTTTCTGCCCAATCTTTACCCCAGCTATTCTGAAATATATAACCGTGCTTATTATAGCCAACTAATAAAATCATATGATACCCCTCGCATTTACCTTCAGGCATCTTTACTATTTTGGAAAATTTATCAATTGCTAAATCATTATATATAGGTATTGAAATTGGTACTGTAATATCATTGTATAAACATTTTAATATTTCATCTTTACTATAAATTCTAGCATATGATTTTATTTTATATTTTTCTGCTAATGGTCTTAATTTTTCTAAATTACCATCTACTAATAGTTTTATTTGAGGCATTTCTCTATTATAATCAAAATCAGCCTTTAGACAATCTCCTACTTTCAATAAAGTTTTCATAGCATCTCTTGGATACATACCTTCTTCTATTACATATCCAGCGGGTCTATATCCATAAATAAATCCTATAGAAAATCTTAAATCTTGGTCTTTATATGTTTCTTCTAAAAAAGATGCCAAAGTATGTGCAACACAAGAGTTTACAATACCTTGGTCTTTTACATTAGTAGTTGATATTTCATACATTTCTGGATAATGAGCTGATTTTGTTGTAGTCACATACATTTTATAATCACGCTTATCATCTATTTCTTTTTTACATCCATAATACATATTATATAACCGCCTTTATAAATTCAATAATCTCTCAACTTCTCTGTAATGGTCTGTAAATGATTTTCTGACAACATCTTTATTTGCTTTTGTTTTATCCTCAAATTCAATTCCAATATAAGCTATAACTAATCCTTCTTCATTATGTATCCCATAACCACACTTTGCTTCTACATTATGTACTAACATTAGTTCATACATTCCAATGTCAACATTTTTTATTTCATCCCTATCAAAAATACAACAATGTCCTGTATTATTTATATCATTAACAAAATAACCTAAAGCACTTCTAAATTGGTCCTTACATTCGCTCATTATGGATTTAACTCCAAGTTGTGTTTTTTCATTTGTCATTGACATTTTTAAAAATGCTTGTTGATTAATTCCTTTTCCTCCATTATGATATTGTACTAAACACGCTCTACTTGCATTTGTTTCCAAAAGTACATCTTGTAATATTTTATCTACAGCATTACTTATATTTGTTAATTTATGACTTTCTTCTGTTGTAGGTACGTGATTTACTACACCACTTATAACAGCATTTATTAATTTTTCTGATTGCTTTTCTTGAAATTCAACAAATCTTCTATTTTGTTCTGTGATACCTTCAACCATATTATCTATTTTTGTATTTAGACTATTAAAATTATCTACGAGTAATTTATTTTTTTCATCATCTGTTTTGTGACTTCTTTTATAATTTCCATAAAATATAATAATCATCATAATTGAGCATAATCCTAACATACCTACTTCTAAAAAAGCTTTTAAAACTTCTGTGAATTCAATGTTCATTCTCATTCCTCCAATAAATAACCTTTTTCCTTGAGTTTATCTATTAACTCTTCACATCTATCTAACCTTTGTTCATATTGTATACTAAGTTGATTACATTCGCTTCTATACCCAATTATTTGATGTAACAAGCAAAAACATATTAGAACCACGCTTAAAATACAAAATAATAATAATATAAAATTACTATCCCCTTGTTTAAATAATTGCTTAGTTTTATTTATTATATAAAATTTTTGCATACAAATCCCTCCTTAAAAGTATTTGCTGTTAATTATCTTATATAACTAGGCAATTTATCATATCCCTTTCAATAATATTTTACTTTTGTATTTTCAATAAAAATTAGAGAAATGATATTTCTCTAATTCTCATTATTTACCCCTCTATTTCTTGTGATACATCCACAGCTCTATCAATTAAAGCCTGCATTTCTTGGATATATCTAGCTGTCTCACTTGGTGAAGAATTACCTAAAATTCTTTCTGTTATTGCTATTGCTTCATCTACATCTTCATATGCTACATCTGTTATGATAAGGCTTCTATATTTGTATATTCCATCATCACTATTTGTATTTATATCAGCTTTACTAGTAGCAACTAGACATAAATTACCCGTAATTGGAAAACTTCTAATGTCTGAATATCTATAATATGTATATGTTGGTACCATTGCTGTAAATTTATCTGAATTTATTACTAAATTATAATCCATAAAAGATGCTTTATATCCATATCCATCGACATAATCAATACCACTGATACTAGGACTGGATAACATTGATGGTACATAATTAGCGAGTTTTTCACCCTCCATTGATATAATTTCATTATTATAAAAAAATGCAAGATGCCTATTATAAGTATAAAAACAATTTGTAATACTATATGATGTATTAATATCATAAATTTTTGTTATCGCTAATGTAGTTTTATTAATTCTATATAACGCATAATATGTATCAGAATTAGATTTCTTACACACTATATATAAATTTTCAGCATCTATTCCAAAATAAGAACTGCTATCAAGTGTATTACCATACAGTTGAATCTCTTGATTCGTTGTTAAATTCCTGATTACATTCGATTTTGTATCTGTAGAATAATATATTATACTATCTAAATTCTTAAAATAAGACGACCATAATGTTGAAATATTTTTCATATCCTCTGAACATTCATATATAGATGATAATGTACCTGATGGAGTTAATTTACAAATGCGTCTTATTGAAGAAGCTGTTATACCACTATTTGCGGACTTTAGTGCTAAATAATAACAATCTTGTGTATTATCATATGATGTATATGCTATACTTTTATAGGTATAATCTGTAGAATAATTTACCGTATATTGACTTGTAGTACGAACACCTGATGGTTTTATTGTAGTTAATCCTATATGTGCCCCATCAGACCATAACCAACCATCCATATCAGTTAATAAAACTAAACAATCTGATTGAATAGAATAAGCATATGTTAATAAATTACCAAAACCCTTATTAGTAAACACCCAACTATCATTATTTTGAAATGTTTTATAAATTGTTAAATCTTCTAAATTGACTATAAATGCATATAAGGATGTCATTTGATATGGTTCTGTTTGATATTGACCTGAAAAATCATTATATATTTGTGTTGTAGTATAATTATACCCCAGATATAATCTATATGCCACATCATCTATATAAAATGAGTAGTTTCTCTTAGATTGGCAATCTAAATAATTATTTATTAGTGTTTGAGTTTCACTTATATTTTTATTTACATTAGTAGTACTTGTTATTTGTACTATACAATCAGAGACATCTTCATTATTAAATGCATCATCTACACTAATTTTTTCTCGTTGTACATAAGTCAATCTTTTTACAGGTGTTCCATTCTGTATTACATTAAATGTTACTGTATTATCATTTATATTTGGCATATACTTATTAACATAATCTGAAACCCTTATATTAGATATAAATGAACCATCACCAGTGATTTGACCAGATTTACCATACCCCATATAATTAGTTAGTAATTGGTTTACACTATCTAAATTAAATTGATTTGGTGCATTTTCCCAAGAGTTTCTAATATATTGATATACCCCATTAAATGTACTCTCTATAATATTTAAGAAAAATGTTGCATATCGAGAATATACATAATAATTGTCTATACGTATATCATATCCTATATTAATAGGATTATTAATTTCAGTTTCTCTTGTATAATTTATTCCATCTTCAGATATATATGCTACAGATACGACATTATTTATATTTATATTTACATATGTAGATGTTATAATTATATTACCTATTTGTTGTCCATTTACAGCATTTCTAATTCTCAGGTTAATTGTGGTTGTTATTTCTGTATCTACTGTAACTGTTTGTGGAAATATTATTTGATTAAATATACTATCTACATTAATATTTTTTACTTCTGATTTATATATTAAAGCTAATATACCATCTTTTGGATTTTCATATGCTTGCATTTCCTCAACTGTTTCAAATAATAATACATCCCCTGTACTTAGTTCAGAGATAACATTTGCATAATCCCTAAATGTCATTTCAGGTGTTATAGAGGCACCAGCTTGCTCTATAGCATCTGCAATAACTTCTTTAGTTCCATCTAAATAATTTAGTTTTGTAATTAATTGTTCTGCAAGCTGTTCTGTAGTTTGTTCTGCAAGTTGGTCATCCATTTTTTAACCTCCTATTATTCACCATTTATATTTGTCAATCTCGCTGAAATTTCATTAGTTGCTGTTTCTAAGTCTGTAACTCTATTATTTAAGTTTAGTATAGTAGTATTTATATCAGATACGTCTGATTGCAAATCACTTATATTTGCGTGCATATCACCTATATCAGACTGTATACTACCAACATTTGATTGTAAATCACCTATATCAGATTGTATATTACCAACATTTGATTGTAAATCACTTATATTAGCATTAATATTAGATATATCATCATTTATAGTGGTTATATCATTATTTATAATATCTATATTTGCTTCTATATCTGAAATATTTGAATAAATGTCTGATATGTCACTTTCATTTGTAGCTACTCTACCATCTAAATTTAATATATCACTTTCACTAGTATTAACTCGTTGTGTTAAATTATCTATAGTAGTATTTATATTAGATACTTCACTATTAATATATGTATTTACATCAGCTATTTTGCTATCTATAAGGTTACTTAAACTGGTTACCTCATCAGTTATTCTATTTTGTAGTTCATCAACATTTGCTTGCAAATTAGTATTTGAAGCAATATCATTAATATTTACATTTGATGCTTTTATATTTCCATTTTCATCTAATGTTAATGCCATATTTGCTGGCATATTATTTAATCTAATATCCTTATAAAAATTAGACATATTTTATTACCTCCTAATTAAAATATTGATACCCTGTATCAGACGACATTAATGCTGATACATCAAAGGTAAATTTTTCTGTATTTAAATTTTTATATAAAGCTATATTAGCTTTATTTTTAACATAATCAACCACTATATCTTGAGTTACAATGTCACTTGATACAAAGTCTATATCTATTATACCTGATGTATAATTTACACTACCTCTTTCACTTAAAATATGGTCGTCATTAAATATTTCTCCATTACTGTTATCTTTAAGTACATATTCATTACCATTAATTCTAATAGCAATAGAACCGTGGAAGTATTTGACCTTGTTCTAGTTCTATTGTATAATGTAAATTTTGTAGTGGGTCTTCATTTTCCAACATTGGCACTATTTGAGAATATTTACCAGTTATTTCTTCTTTAGATACTTCATTTCCATCTTCATCCTCATATTTAAATGGTTCTAGGTCTACCATAAGTATTCTATTATCCACAGATAAAATATCAGAAATAACTTCTCTATAATCAGGTAATTCGTTAAAATTAACTTTACTTCTCGAATAATAATGTCTTAGTATAATATTTATATTAACTATTATATCTTGTAAATCATTTCGTGATAATGGTTGTTTTGTGACAAATTTACCTTCTATAGACCAATAATATTTTCCAATTCCGTGTAAATCAATTTTAATATCTAATGGTAATATCTTATACTCTTTTAAATCTGTTTCAATCATATTTATATATGCTTCTTCATATTCTTCATCATCATTTTCATATTCTTCGGTTCTTAATATATATAGTTTGACTGTAAATCCATCAAGTAATTCTATAGTAGAAGCTGTTTGTATACCTGTACCACCAGCTTCAGCTAAATTTGTGCATATATATGAACCATCTATTTGTTGTTCCGGCTCACTATCTAAAAATGCTCTTAGACAAGCTAAATCTGCATTATCTACATTACCATCTTGATTTAAATCAGCTAATTTCATTTGATATTCTGTTAGTGGATATTTAATAGGGTCACTACAATAATTTGCTAATATAGAATAATCATCCTCATCAATATATGTATCTTGGTTTAAATCACCTAAATAAAATGTTTTCTTTTCTCCGAGGGTCATTAGTTAAATCTGTAGCCCTTACATTTGCAACTCCCTCTTCACGCATTGTAGCTCTTTCAAAATCTGCTAATGTAATCAATGTATCTAATGTATTAATATAATAGGCACTATTTTTTCTTGCTTCGTCAGGCGTTTCAGGATTATAACCTAATGTACTAGCATATTGGTCATTTATTTGAACAAAGCTACTAACATTATATACATTAGAACTTGAGCCTGTACCTGTTCTACTCCATATACTTCCAGTTATTTTAGTTAGTGTATTTTCATAAATTTGTCCAGCTTCTCCATCACTTCTTATATAAAATAACTTAAATTTATTTACTTTAAAATTTTCCCAATAATCAACTAACTCAATATATGGCTGGTCATTTACATCCACATCAAATTCAAACATTCTTCCTACAGCTGTTGTGTCATATATATTATCCCTTAGTTCCCATTCTTCCCCACTGTCATCAACTAATATTAAATGGTTTTGGTCAACATTTGGATACTCTAAATATATTCTATTATTAACAATATCGTTTACAGTATAATTATAATCATATATACTATGCCAATTACCACTTGCTGATGGATATGGATTATTAGATATTCTATTAGGTGTTACAGGTATACCTTGAACTAAATCTAATAGTGCTTGGAATCCATTATTAGTTACATTTGATTCTATTTCATATTGTTTAAATGTACAATAAGTTATACTTTCATCAGATGTGACAAATGTACAAAATCTAGGTATTGTAACGGAATTTGTATAAGTATTAGTTACATTGACTTGAGTTGTAGCTGATTTATACCATCTCATTTTGTATCCAATAAGTCTAAATATTGTAGCAGCATTTTTACGTTCAGTAACAGTGTTTGGATATACTTCAAGTGCTTGCATATCCATATTATAAAATAACATATCTCCTAGCATAGCCATTAATTTAACTAACACCATACCAACATCATTCTCATCTGTGGTATTCCATTTTTGTGTAATGCCTTGTATAGAATTAATTAAATCATCTAATATGTTAATATAATCTTTATCTGTATATGATATACGTAATGCTGAATATTCTTCTTGTTTTATATTATTAATTATATTGCTCATATTTTATCTACCTTCCTCGTAATATCCTAATAAAATAAAATATTACTGAATAATATACTCAATAATATTTTACTGATTTTAATATCGGTAATCTTCAGGCGTAATCTCTAAATTATATTCATTAATTTCACCAGTTTCTTTTATAGTATATGTTATAAATATATGCAAAGTTTGTATATCATTTATTATTACTATATCGTCCTCAGTCATTAATACTCTAGGCTCATATTTAGAGACAGCATTTAGTATATCTTCTCGTATAATAGGGTCTATAACTACTCCATTATATTTAAATATACTATCTATTAAATTGCATCCCCATTCAGGGTCACCTAATAATTCTCCGAGGTCTAGTTCTTAATAACACCCCTAAACATTCATTTATTGATTTAGTATTTTCAGATAAATTAACCTTTTTTGTTGACCTGTTTATAAAATGTGGAAAACTAAATGTTGTTTGTTTCATATTTTACCTCCATTATTTAAAAATTCTTCTAGCACATTTAAATCTACTGCCCTTTACATAATAATAATCACCTTTTTTTAAGATACTTTCAGTTTCAACCACGCCACTTTTTGAATTAGCTGCGTGTATCATTCCACCATTTCCATTATATATAGCAACGTGTGTAATATTTAAATATCTTTTTTCTTTAGGTTCGATTGTTTTAAAAAACAATAAATCTCCCGCCTGTAAATTTTTAATATCAACAGGTGTACCATTATATTGAGCTTGTTCAGAAGAAACCCTCTTTAAACTATAACCATATTGACCATATAAATATTGAGTGAAACTAGAACAATCTACTATGTCTGGAGCTTGAGAAGGTTTTGCCCCATATACATATGTGCTCTTGCCTACATATTTTCTTGCTAATTTTACTAATTCTGTACCATTTTTAGATGATGGTAATTTATTACCACTGCTATCTAATCCTAAATAAGGCATAGGGTCAATTTCGGTTCCATAAGTTTTAGACTTTCTAACTTCAAAATGTAAATGAGCTCCAAAAGAATTTCCTGTATTATCACTTTTACCTATATAATCACCTTTTTTAATTTTACCCTTTTTACCAGCAGTTTCTTTCATATGACCGTATAATATATGATTACCATCGTCAGCGTGTATGACACAAAAATGTCCATACCAGTACGTATCATTTTTACTATTTCCTGCATAAGTAGTGCCCTTATTACTATCATAACTATCTATTGTACCATCTGTACACGCATATAATTTTGTACCAGATGGGCATCTAAAATCAACTCCTCTATGTGGTTTTCCGGTTTTTTTATAAATTTGATGGTATTTAAATGATACATCATATAATTTATCAAATGGCAATCTATATGTTCCTATATATGGACTATCTTTACTATTGCTCTTTTTTGTTAAATCACTTGTTAATTTGCCTTTATTATATAGATTTTTGATATAATTATACACTCCTGTACGTCTAGTTTCATAATCTTTATATGTTGCAAATGTTTTAACTTTTTTTACAACTAAATCTAATTGTTGCATATAATTCTTTTTTGTTTCTTTACAAGCATTCACTGCAACTTTTTTAGTTTCAGATAAACCAGTACCATATTGGTTCATTAAATCTGCCAAGTAAATTAATATAGCTGGATTATCTACTCCTGCATTTTGTAACATAGTTACTGTTTTTCCAGTATACTCTTTAGCATATTCTCTTTGGGCTTGTTTCGATGTTTTATAAGCTAATATCTTTTTTATACCCTTATATAAATTACTTCCTTCAGTCGGATTATAATTTTTAGCAAAATTACCTCTATATTTTGATGGCTTCGAGCTACTTATAGCGGATTTTAAAGCTTTATATAATGTTTCATTACTTGGTAAATCGTCTTTCCACTTATCCCCACTAGCTTTACAGCATCTATACATTATATCGAATGCATCAGCACCATTCCATTGTATTAATCCTATAGCCCAACAATTCGTACTATCCCCGTCGTGTAATGTTATATTTTGATAATAACTATCCGGTATATTATTTTTACCCCAAGCACTTAAATCAGTTAAACCGACTTCATATCGCAAAATAATTGGCATTATTAAATCTAATAAGTCGGAATTAGATAAATCATTAGTATTACCTCCGCCATTTTCATTATCATTATTATCATCTGTTTTATTATTTTTGGAAGCAGTTGATATACCACCTGCTTGCCCTAAAACAATATACTGTCCACTATCATTATTAATAAAACTACCATATATTTCATCTCCAACTTTTAAATCTTTTTTTAAAGTGGATGCCCAAGGATATACATTAAAATCTTCTTCCGTAGTTTTATTACTACTATTCATATACGCCTCATATTTATCATTATATTCATATTGCATTGACGGTATATATATTTGTACTCTATCAGATGCATTTTCATTAGGGTCATCACTACTATCTGTGTTAACTACTATTCCATAATATATATTATTATTATAATCTGATTTATTTGCAACTAACAATTATTATCACCTCATTATTTCTTTACAGTTATCATACTTACACCCATATTAGTATTTATCAATCCAGTTTGCGATTTATACTGACTTAATACCGATTGTGTTTCTTTTTGTTTACTAGCTGTTGTACTATTTACAATAGTAACATTTCCAATCAGTTTTTGTATTTCACTAGGTTGTACTTCACGTGTATAAGTTGTACTACCAGACCTACTATCCGTTTCATCCCAAATAACAGGACCTACAAATCCAGTAGGAGCTGTTTTATTTGTATATGTATTATTTGCAGTTGTATTTGCAGTTGTACTTGTAGCTGTATTTTGTTTATTTAAAATATCATCATAACGAGCCTCGGTACTTCTAACTCTAAATAGTTTTAAATTTGATACATATGTTCCTCTTGTACTTATTGTATCTGAAGCTCCTGTAATAATATATACACCAGCAGTTCTGCTTACTGACTCTAAAATATATGGCTCTATTGTAACCTCTGCGGTTAGTGGGGGGTCTGCTGGAATGCCCACTAATTGTATTTCTGCATTATACATCTCTCTAAATGTATCCTGTATACTTTCTGCAACTAAGTTATATTTTTGATTGTATTCACCATTCGGGTCATCTTCTTCCATCGCTAATTGTTTTAATCTATTATGACGTTTAACCAACGCTTTTCTTATCAAGTATGTATATAAATCAACTTCAGGTTTCCAACCAACAACTAAACTTTTTACAGGTGTTCCAGACGAAGTCTTTACTCCCCAAGTAAATGTATAATTTAAACTTAATGGATTTTTTTCTGTATAGGTCTCAACTGAATTTGATTTAGTGCTCTTAGGTGCCATATGAGTTATATGAATAGCTTTAGCTCCTGCTTGGTCAGTCATACTAAGTATCCATTTAGGTTGTAAATTTACACTTTTCTCATCTAAATTCTCATAAAGCCCACTAGCTTTTTCCGCCTTAGTTAATGGATATTTATCCAAAAGATTTTTACAATACATTATAGGAGATAATGTATCAGATTTAACTTCTTCCTCTTCTACCTCTTCCGAACTATTCATTAAATTTGTATCAATATCAATTCTATATTTATAATCATTTTCTTCCGGTGTAATATTACTAGATTTTATACAATCGGGTTTATTATTACTATCTCCATAATATTTATAAAGTGTTTCTGCAACAACTTTTAATACCGGCACTTTATTAATTGCAGGATATGTTGTAGTATAATCGCAATCTGACGCTATTACAGACGTTCCAGTAAAGGTATAAGTTATTATACCACTATCTACCATAATATCTGTAGTAGCAGATGTTAAGAAAAATTCATATAGAGGTGAAACTAATGTATTATCAGATGTGGAATTATATCCATATTGGATTTTACCTCTACACGCAGTAGTGTCACTATCAAAATTTTCTGCCATTGCATTTGCTATGAATTCCTCTAATAATTCTATTGTATCTTTAGTATTCTGCCCATAATTAAATGGGTCATACTGAATATTCAATGTAAAGGAATTAGCAACTCCTGCACCTGTTTTATCAATATTTAAACTAGCAATTAAATTTTGTTTAATATTTTGTGTAGCTGTATTAAATTTAACAGAATTTTTTTCATTTAATCCTATTTGGAAATATATCCATACACTATAGATATAACCATCTTTATTTATCATTTCAGATACATTTGTCAACATATTTTTATATCTTTTTAACATAGAATTAGTATCGAATGTAGCCGTCACATTTATCGGACTACGTGTAAAATTATTAGCCACTTAATACACCTCCAGACAAATATAATGAATGTTTAGGAGGAATAATTAATACAGTTCCACTTGCAACATCAAATGGGTCTTTTATATTATTAAAAGATGCTATAATCCACCAGAATCTTGCTGTTCCATAAACATTCATAGCAACAATATCTAATCTACCTTCATCAGCATCTGTTACTGTATAATATTCATCAGCTTCAGATGTAGGAATGTAATATCTAACCGAACTCTCGTGATATGTCTTATTATCATCGATATTAAAAATAGTTCTACGATTTTTATATCTACTTTCATTTTTATATATTATTTTAGGTTGGTACTCAACACCGAAATATATATCTCGCTCCCCTGCTAAATATTCTGGTGACATATTACCTAAATATTCTACTGTAAATTTTGTTTTCTTTGACATTTATATTACCTCCTTTATGTATCTGATACTTGTCCGCCGTGGAGTGCCTGTATTGTTTGCTCCTGCCGCAACTGTTCTAGCATTGCTTCTATTCATTGTATCCTCCCTATTCATAACATTACTCTTGTTACTTACACTTGTTGGATATTTTGTATTATATGTATTTTGTGTACTTGCCGCTCCTGTATTTGATATTATATCTCTAGCTGATATAATACTATCAGGATAGCATTCCATACTTATACTTACACTATTCCATCCATAAAATGTATTTATTATAGGTTTTTTCCATTCAGTTTGATAACTTGTAACATATCCCTTTAATATCATTTGTCCAAATATAAAATATGTTGTTGGAGGTATTAACCCTTTAGATGTGTATTGTGGATAACAAGCTATTTGTAACATTTTATTTGCATTAACATACCAAGTTCTAGTTGCAAATGGTCCTGCTGCTGTTTCTTTTTGATACCCTGCTATTTGTGTATAATCTTTCTCTATATTACCATCTGCATCTAAATGTTTTCCATTACCAATAAATCCCAAAGCTTTAGCTTCACTCTCATTTAATCCAAAACTACCTGTAAGTAAATCCCTATGCAAGTCTAAACTGAAATTAACTGATTTTAAACTTGTACCAGCGTATGCTGATAATGGAGCAGACCTACCTAATACTTTTTGGGTAGCCCATTCAGCAGAAATGCTTTCAGTTACTTGCTCTGGATATAATGGTAATTCTAATAAATATTGATTATCACCAGAAACATTAAAATTACCATTATTTCCAAACTTAACCAACATATAACATTCCCAAGCTTTAAATCCTGTTAAACCATTATAACCAGCAGGAGCTGAATATTTATTCTTAGCTAAATTTGATTTAATTGTACTATAATAATTATGTACATTAGTTTTATTAAATTTTTGCATATATTACTTACTCACCTCCGAAATATCCCCCATATCATTAACTCCAAATTCTAAAAATTTTTCTGTTTGAACATCTAGCCAACCTAATTGAAATGGTATTTTATATTTTTTTAAATCTGTTGTAATAGTTCTACCACGTTCATCTTCATATGTAACTGACCCATTTTGTATTACTTGGTCTAATAAATAATAATCAAAATCATCAACATACATATTGCCATCTATATCTGCTCTAGTTCTTAGTGTAGCAGAATATACAGCACTTAATTCAGCATCAATCAACATTAAATCGTGTGCAGTTATTTTACCATCCCCATCTCTATCTAATGCTTCAATTTCTTCGGGTGTTAATGGATTTTCTATTGGGTCTTCTATATATTTATATACCTTTGTATAATCAGCACTATCTGTAATATAATTTTGCATTAAAACTAAATCTGCATTAGTTAATTTATTATCATTATTTAAATCACCTTTATCACACAACACCTGTTGTAATTGATATTTTTTTAATAATTCACGCATCTTTTTAGTATATACTCCAGTTTGGAAGGTTACTATATCATCACTATATTCGGGGAATGCTTCTTTAAGTAGCTTTTGAAGATATGTTATATTTTCTGTATTACTATATTTATGAATTGCCATACCAAATAAATAATTGAAAAATTTATCGTGTATAGCCCATCCATCTGTAACAAATTCATTAAATGGTATATTTACTGTTTTATCATAATGCCCATCAATAATTAACAAATTACCTACATTTTTAGTTTTATAATTCTCTGCATTGACTTGAATAGTATAGGGTGCTACTCCTAAATCTATTATACTTCCTATATCATTTATATAATTATATAAATATACAGCATCATCTACGTTTATGTTATTTATGTTATATTCATTATCTTGCTTACAATTCATTACTAATAGTTGTTTATCTGTAGGTGTCCAGTTTGCTTTATTATAAGGTAGTTTATCTGCATTCGGTCCCGTAGCTGTATATTGAGCCAATATAATATAATCTTCATTATCAATTTTACCATCAAAATTAATATCACCTACATCTAAATATACTGTTTTATTTTCCATACCTATTTGACTCTCATAGTCTGATGGTACTTGTATACATACCCATTTTGCATCATTTGTTTTTAATTCTCTATTTTCATCTATGGTTGTTGTATATTCTATATATTCACCGAGCTTTAATTTCTACATCTACTACATTAGTTAATAATTCTCCAGCAATATCAGACCTTAATACAGATGTTGTACAACCTATAACTAATCTGGACGGTGTACTATCATCATTACAATTATGAGCTATTGTTAATTTTTGTCCGAGGTTTACATCTAAATAAACCAACTTTATATTTACCTGTTGATACAGGATGAACTGTATTATCAGTGCCGTTCCCCTTCATCATCTCTAATTGCATAATCATACATAAAATCACCGTTAAACATATTAACAAATACTTTCATATCTTCGTTAGGAAAAATATTTTTTCTTCCTTCACTTGCAATTACTAATGATATTCTATATTCCACTAAATAATTATCTAATAATGTAATATCTTCTTGATTAATAAACCCATCCATATTTAAATCGGCTTTTTTCATAATATCATCATCATATACTGTACCATTATTAGCTATATCTCCTATTATTCGTCTATCTAATTCATTTATAGCACCATCACTATTTATATCAAAATTTTCATCATACCAACTATTAGCAGATATAACTTTCCAACCCATACTTGCACAGTATTCTTTTATATCATCTAAATTATCTTGTAAAAATTCTGATATTCTACTAGATATTTCTTTACCCTTAAATACAATCTTGTCTTCTTCTAATACCATATTAAATAAAGTTTTTAATTCAGGAAATTTTAAAACAATTCCTTTTTGAACTTCAAAGATAGTTTCAGTATTAGGTAAATCTAAATAATTTACTAATGCATTTAAATCATTTTTATCAAAACTACCCAATATATTAGATGATTGTTGATATTCACTATTTAAAAATCTTTTTAAATATCTAGTATAAAAATTATTCATTCCAAATCTAATATTCATATTATCTCATTACCCCTAATTAAAATAAACTTTTTGTACTTGTTAGGTGTGTCATACTATATTGTAATTTACTTAAAGCATTTGCTTGGTCTATGGCTGATGTAGATGCCCCACCTACTGTACCTGTAGCATTTATTGCTGATACTACTTCGTCCAATTTACTTACTAAAGCTACTGTTTGATTTTGTATTGTAGTATCTAATGTTATTACTGCTTGATTATTTGCTCTATATTCTGATAACAAATTCCTTAATTCATTTGCTGTACTTGAAGTTAATACTGCTTCTCCCTCGTGTAATACTGCTGGATAATCGTCATATGGCACTTTAGCCAACCCTTGTCTGAAACCATTTATTCCTTTCAAACCAAACTTTTCAGCATTTATATCTTCAAACATTTTACCATCTAAATTCCAACCGGCTTTTTTAAGTTTTTTACCCACTGCTTCAAAAGTTGATTTATTAAGCCCTGTAGCTATAACAGCTTTACCTAAATCTTCATTTGATGCTATATTAAAATCTTTTTGACCAAATTCTTGAATACCTTTATTAAATGCATCAAGTCTATTTTGGTTAGCATACTCCATAGCTAATGTTAATATTGCTACATATTTAGAAGTATCATTTAGATTTTCAAAAATATCAGAGGTTAAGATCCATTGAATATAATTTTTTGCTTGGTCATTCTCTCCTTGAAATATTTTTGAAAAAAGCATACTTGTACCGCTTGTTACATTACCCCAACCTTTTTGAAAACCATTTCTATCATTTAAAGCACCAACTAATGCTCCTATTGTCTTATTACTAGACAATTCAGCATCTTCACCTGTAATACCTATTGAACCGAGAGTTTCATTAACTACCTTAGCTCCGTGTTCATTCGATGATTTATCAGCTTCTTTCTGTGCAATTGTTGCACCTATAGCAGCTAATGCTGTTGCACCTATTACACCTAATGCAATACCAGCTGTAGAACCCCCTGCCAATATACCAGCACCTGTACCTCCAGCACTTGAACCAGCTAATGCTCCTATACCTTTACCAATAACGCCACCAATTACTTTGGCTCCTATCCAAGCTGTAATACCTCCAACAATACCTTCAATTATAACTTTACCAATATTCCACATTTTATCTCCAATAGATGCTTTTATATCACCTATCCAAGTGGTAGCATTTTCAAACCAAGTAGACCATTTTTGTGAGGTTGTATTAAAATCATCAGCATTTTTTACTTGATTAGTATAAATTCTATCTAACTCATCTTGAGTTTTATTAGATGTTTTTTCTAATGATTTTGTAACATCTCCGTCTTTAGATGCATTAACCATCCTTAAATTTTGTGTACCCCAAGCATTTTGAATAGCTCCCATAGCCCAAGTATTTCCACCAGCAGTATTTTTAGCAAAAGTAGTTGTACTTCTTAGTCCTTGTAAATACGATGCAGGATTATCTATACCACCGTTTTGTACAGCACTTAATATTGTCATTTTATCAGAAACCGAACCACTTTGCATTCCTAATGTTGGATTCATATATAAATCAAATGCCTTATTTACATAGCTCTGAACTTCGCCCTCATCCAAATATCCCGAACTGACCATAGCTTGTGCTTGATTGGCTATATTTTGATAAACATCACTATATAATTCTTTATTTGCCTGCATTGCAACTGGTCGCATTAATTCAATAAGGTCATTTGTATGTTTACTTAAATATTGACTTTCACCAAATTGGTCTCTTGTAGATATATTAATAGCCGCTACATTTTTTGAAATTCCGTGGCATTAACATTTCTAAACTATCAAAAGCCTCTGTCGTAGTATCTAAATATGGTACAACATACTTTATAACAGTATCTTGGTAGCCTTTAGCAATAGCTTCTTCTAATCCAAATCCACCCTCATTAGTTAATTTGGCTGCAGCTTCTACAATTGCAGTATTTCCTATATTATTATATAAGTTATCTCCATTTAGTTGGTCTACAACAGCATTATTTATTTGTTTATAACCTGTATAGGATTTACCACCTATACCAAAACTTCCTCTATTCCAACTAAATCTTCCTCCAGCTGAATTGTTTGCTACTATACGATTTAAAGTATTCTCAGTCGATTCATAATTAGCTCTAACACCATCTTCAACAGCTTGTTTAAACACATCTACAGCTTTACTAAATACCTTTACAGCAGTTTTTAGTATATATGTACCATCTTTTACATCTTGAACATTTTGAGCATTAGTGCCTAAAAGAGAGTATACTGCATCTTGCTTAGTGGACTTTATAGCATTATTTTTGCGTTCACTTTCTTGTATAGTATTTAAAATATCCTGTTTTTCTCTAAGCTTACTTAATATTGTATTTTCAAGTTTAACTGCATCTCCATTACCTTTAATATATTCTTGCTGTGCTTTATTTATGCCCTGTGTTAAATCACTTACTCTCTCATAATATTCAGCATATATACTATTTCCGTGTTCAGTCAGTTCATTTAATCTAGCTTGACGTTTAGCTTGTGCTTCCTCTTCTTTAGCTAATTTTTTCATATAATTTAAACGAACATTACATTTATCTAGGGTTGCATCTAAATTTTTTGAGTTTAGTTTTAAATCAACACCCATATTTTTTAATATTGCATTATATTCAGAGGCTACTTTTTTTGCTTTATCTACATTATGACCAAGTTTTTCTACTTTATCTACAGCCTCATTTAATATTTTGACAATTTGTTGCATTGTTTTTAAATTAAAATTTCCTAATTCAGCCATAATACATCTCCATCTATATAATTTCTCATTAATATTTTACAACTACTTAAAACCATCAATTAAACTGATTATTTACATATATTAAAAATGGTTGACAAAAACCATAAAATATGGTATAATATAATTAGAGGAAAAGTATTGGATTTTAAAGGAGATAATTAAGTTAAAGAAGGAGATGATTAAAATGATTTTCAAACCAAGCTTATTTGATATAAAATATGATAAAATGGAGTCTAATGAAAGATTATTTAACTACGAAAGAGATATGATGCTATACGAACAAGCAACAGCATTAGAGCAACTGGCTAAAAATACTGCTCCAGTACAGAACAATACTACAAATATTGACCCTTGGAGTAAAATACAGCTAGATGTATTAACAAATCACAATCATTTTGAATATGGTTCACCTGAATATATCGAATTTAACTCTTTAAAAGATAAATGTATTGAAAAAATCAATGCATCTAATACACTTAACAATCTTAAATCACTTTGTGTGGCTGGAATACTTATATCTATATCATTTGGTATACCATTATCTTTTACAGAGGCACCAGCTATTTTAAAGATAATAGGCATTGCTTTATTACCAATATCTCTAATAGGAATAATTATGTTGAAAACCATACTTAAAAATTATTACAGAGATATTAAAACAGACTCAGAAAATTTAGCTAAATATACATATGAACATACAAAAAATAAAGAAGAGTAATTAAACTCTTCTTTTATTGTTTACCTACATTTTTCATAGCTTCTTTACGAGCTTCTATTTCTTCTTTTTTCATTGCTATCAATTTTTTAATTATAAAAACTCTTTCA